CTACATTACAGGCGATTTATCGTCTTTAACTTGGTTAAGTGTATGTGTAAGAACGCCGTGTACCGTTACGTCATTCAGAGCTTCCCCTTCTATCGCTTCACCATCTTGAGTGATCAGCGCGTGGCCCATTAGCTTCACGAACTGGTTTCTCCCGTCCATGCTAACCAGCAACGTATCCCCTCCTTCTGGCTTCAGACTGACGTTAATAACGGCCCAGCCGCATGAAGTTTCAATAACCCGGCAGTTGTTATCTACACCGCAGATAACATCTATCGTCATGCGCTGCTCCTGGTAATCCATGGCTGGCGATGGAAATCCCATTAGAAAACCCTCCCCATGTTACGCAGGATCCAGTATCGGTTCTCACTTCCGTTTGTCGTCTTATCGGCGAAGTCCGGCTGGTATCGCTCGATCCATGAATTTGCATCTGCCTGGCTGAAATGCCAGTTCCTTTCCTGCAGTTCAGCGATGAATTTGTCTGTATGCAGGCAGAGATAGCCCTTCGGGTTTTGCTGTATGGCCGCAATAAAAGCAGCACGAATATCCGGTTGACGAGGCATAAACGCACCCTCACTCGCTCATTGACTGTATGCATATACAGTAGTATTTTTATAAAAACAGATCAAGCACAGGCAATTTTCACTTTTAAGAGGATCGTTATGTTTGTTGAACTGGTTTATGACAAGCGAAATGTTGAGGGGCTCCAGGGGGCCGGAGAGATCATCCTGGCTGAACTAACAAAGCGGGTGCACAAAATTTTTCCTGATGCCGAAGTGAAGGTAAAGCCGATGCAGGCGAACGGCTTGAATAGCGATGCCAGCAAAAGCGATCGGGAAAAGCTCAACCGCATGCTGGAGGATATGTTTGAAGAATCCGATATGTGGCTGGTATCTGAGTTCCCGACAGTTCGCCAGGTTGGGCTTTAAAATTGTGCAGGCTGCCAGCCTATACATTCACCGGCGGCCTGCATCATGTCTAACCACTACCTACCGGAAATTTTCGGTAGAGTGTCGAAACACCTACGTCGTAAATAATTGCCACGCGCTGGCGCGTCTCCCCTGCAGCGATCAATCTCCCTGCTTGCGCCCACTGCTCATCCGTCAGTTTTGGCCTGCGGCCGCCTATCCTCCCCTCTGCTCGCGCAGCTGCTAATCCTGCACGGGTACGCTCAACAATGAGCTCTCTTTCCATTTCTGCCAGCGCGCCCATAACATGAAAGAAGAATCGCCCCATCGGGGTAGATGTGTCTATGCTGTCTGTCAGGCTGCGAAAATTAATCCCTCGCTCTCGTAATTCCTCCACCAGAACGACAAGATGCCGCATGCTTCTGCCGAGCCGATCGAGCTTCCAGACCACCAGCGTGTCACCCTCTGATAGCGTCCGGAGTACCTTTTTGAGTCCTGGCCTTTCGGATGTCTTACCACTCATCTTGTCTTCAAAAATCAGCTCACATCCTGCGCTATCGAGCGCATTTCTCTGCAATGCGGTGTTCTGGTCATTTGTTGACACCCTCACGTAGCCAATAAGCACACCTTTCCCTCCAGGCAAAAGCCGAAACAATGCCAGACAAGGAGGAAATATTCATTCTCTTAAACCTCGGTTTAGTAACAAACGGGAAAGTGGGGCGTCTTATCAATATCCAGACCCCGTCTGTTTCCGGCACTTACACCCCAACGACAGGCACTAAATTCGTAATTGCCAAACTGCAAGCTGCAGGGGGCAATGGAGCGAACGCAGCAGCGACAGCAAGCGGCCAGGTTGCGTGCGGTACCGGAGGATCTGCTGGTGCTTATGCCGAATTTCTGGTGAATATCTCTGATATTACTAATTTTAGTTTCACCATTGGTCAGCACGCTGCACTGTCATCCTCAGCAACTCAGGGCGGGAGTACGTCATTTTGCGGAGTAACATGCACTGGCGGCAGAGGGCAGGCATTCGCAACAGCTACGTCGTCATTGCCTGTCCAGTCGCGAGGAAATGATGGAGGCGTAGTTACTAATGCCGGTACGACAACATTGCTTATGATTAAGTCCAGGAAAGGGTCAATAGGAGGTAATGCAGTCGCCACAGCTCTTGGAAACGCAGTCTCTGGATATGGTGGCGATAGTGAGTTTTCAGCGGGTTCCATCGGTGTTGGGGGAGGAAATGCGAATGGTGTTGACGCACAAGACGGCGCTGGAGGTTCTGGCGCAAATGGAGTTTCCAACCCGACCGGCGGTTTCAGCGGTGGCCTTGGTGGTGATGGGGTAATTCAGTTTTGGGAGTATGCATAATGACTGTTTCACGATATGCACTTGTGAAAAATAACGTTGTGGAAAATATTGTTGCATGGGATGGAGAAGGCGATTTATTTAGTGAATTCCTTACGGTTGTGCTTGCAGAAGAAACGCCGTGCAGCGTCGGGTGGAATTATGACGGAAAAGAATTCACGCCTCCACCAGAACCAGAAAAAACACACGCGGAGCTGGTCATTGAAGCTGAAGCAGAAAAACAATCCCGCCTTGATTATGCCGCAAGCAAAATCGTCGTCTGGCAAACGAAGTTGCTCATGGGCCGCAAATTGACCACTGACGAAACGGCATCACTTAATGCCTGGATGGACTATATTGACGCGGTAACTGTGATAGATACAGAAACCGCGTCAGATGCTATTAGCTGGCCACCTCTCCCGGAGGTGTAGGCCATACAATATCGGGAGCTTTTGAAGTATCAACGCGCATCAACAGTACCCGATATTTTTTCCACTCCGCAAGCGCGGCGGTTTCTTCCGCCGTGGCTATCCCTGCATCAGCAGCGTCCTGGCGCCATGAAATTTCTGCATCAGCAGTCAGGCGAAGCGAGTTTTTTACTTGCTGTGCCTGTGCGACATAATCAATCACTGGCTCGGTAAGTACGGGACTGCCATCAGCGCCTGGTGTTATCTCCATTCCGTTTTGCTGTGCCTGAATGAGTCGGAAATATTCGCTTTCATCAATTTCAACGGCATCGGCAGGGTATTCTTTATGAATCTGCGATTGATAAAATCCGCGCATTGACGGGGAGTAATAATAATTATTCATCAGTTAATCGTCCCAATTGATAGCCACATAACACCCGTAACACTTTGCGTGTTGGTTGATGCCAGGGTGATACTCGTATTTGTTGAAGTGGCCACACCCACACGGTAGTTATTTATTGACGAAACATCAACCGGCGTACAGAACTGTGCCAGACCCGCGTTGAGCGCCAGTTGATAAGTGGCAGAGGCTGACCCGGCAGTCGGTACAGTTACCGATCCCCACTGAATCACCAGCTTTTTCGTCCCTAGCGGAATAACCGCATAACCAGGTGAAGTTAACGATCCTACAAAACCGAGGTATGTGAGAATGTCGGCAATCGTACTTTTACCGATAATGTCACGCCCGACTGAAGTAAGATCCGTCTGTGCTGCAGTGTCTGTCCCGGTGAAATACGGAAGCTTATTTGCCCCTGTAGCGAGGCCGGCAAGTGCCGTCAGTGTGGCATCAAGCCCCTGAAAGTCCTTACCGAAAGCAGTGGACATCTTCGCGATAAATCCTGCCACATCCCCGTCATCAAGCACATCCAGCCCGCTTTTGTTGGCGGTATATTGCGCCAGCGCTGCCGCGATAAAACTGGCCTGTCGAATAGCTTTGTTCACCTGCGCTGATTTTGCTGGCCCACTAATAAAGCCGGACAAAAGCGCCGGTAGCGCTTCCCAGTCAGCCTGTGACATCACGTTAGCATTCGCTGCTGTCGCAAATGGTTTGAAGTTATTTATTGCCATTACAGTAATTTCCCCCATGCGCCATCATCAAATCCGGCGATATATTCGTTGTCCATGTCGAAACCAAAGAATTTAGAGCCTTCTGACGGTGTTTCTACCGAAGGCGTTTCAACGTCACCGGCCCATACGCCAGCGGCTTTAACAGTGAGATAGCCCTGTTTGATAGCGGCGATCAGTTCGAGAGACACATCAGAAATATCAGTCTCAGGAAAAACCCAGACCGAAATCGTCATGTCCTGATTGTCGACGATTTGCATCTTCAGGCCGGAACCTGCAGTTGCGGCGTCAAGGATGGGAGGCAAAGAATCATTGCGGCCGTCCCAGTTGTTGATGGCGATTTTCGCCTTAAGTACGATGCGGTATGTTGCATCGCTCAGTGTTGTGTAGCCTGAATCGGGGTCATACGGGCCTTGCCATACCCCCTGGTCATATCCAAGGCCGTCAGTGTCCCAACTGAAATAAACGCCGCTTATCGGCTGGCTGACGATGCGACTGCGACCAATCCAGAGGCCGAGCGTATCGAGCTGGACGCCGACGGCGGTATCAATATCGAAAGCGCTTACCAGCCCCCGGGTGGCACCGGTTATATCAATCAGTGGCCGCGTGCTCAGGTCGACGTGATCAAAAAATTTCGGCTTCGTGGCGTGATAGTTGGTGATTAAGTCCGTGTACTTGCTCATGACGTCACCGTTAGAACAATGTTTTCGGGCTTACACGACGCGGATTCGTTGTAGGCGATGATGATGTTTGCCGCCGCGACACTACCGGCTGATTTGCCAATCAGCAGCTCCTGTATGTCGTAGTAGCGCGCATTGCCGCCACTCACTACGCCGAGGTTCGCCGGAGAATAAATCCTGCTCAGCAGCACATCGTCACCGATCGTCAGCCCATTGATGTAATCCGCGACGGCCTGCTGAATCTGTACGCCAATTTGCGACGTGTAGCCGGTGAATGCCTTCAGGGTGATATGTCCGTAAATCGGGACATCAGTAGACCTTGAAAAACCGACATCATGAGGATTCCCATACTTATCCGGCACCACGACAATAGTTGTCCCATACGGTGTTGTGCCCTGCCCCTTATTCCCCCTTATAGCCTGAGCTATTTCGGTTATATCGCCGCCGTCTACGATGGCAGCAATGGAGTGTCCCGGTAACCCGTTGCTGTCTGTTGTCCCTTTGTCGTTTTCGTACAGTTTGTGACGTGTCACGCCAGCCACGTTCGCAATGGCTCCGTCTACAGCATCAAAGGGCGAAATCGATGGTAGTGCCACACTCTGGCTCTGCCGGACTCGCAGCTGATCATCGCGCTCAGCAGGTACACCTACAGTGGCCGCCGCCGGGTTGGTTACAGAAGCCCAGCCACGGGTAGGCGTGTTGATAGTGGTAATCGTCCCGGCCAGCGCAGCAACCGCTCCACTGTTTGAGCAGGTTGCAGTTACCGTCACCGTGCCACCGACACCGATCGTCACCGAGGCAGGAAGCCGCCAGATCACGTTATTGGTGTCTTTCACGGAACCGTTTGTGATAGATGTCCCGGCGGTACCGGTCAGAACCAGATCCACGGTAGAGTTTGTCGCCCCTTTGCGTGCAATACCGTTAATTTTTACGTTACTGCTCAGGGCTGCGTTTAAGGCTGTGGCTGGCGAAAAGGAGTTATAAACGGCAATGGCCGTGTTGTTGGCATCGTGAACAGCCAGCGCCACCAGCGCCACCATCTGGCCGTCTTTGCTGTCTGGCTCCAGATAAGCGTCACTGCCATAAATCTGCTGAAAATAGCTCGTCAGGGTATCGAGTATCGTCTGATAATCAGGCGCACTGATCCCCTCAGCGGTTACCGTTGCCGATAAGCCGAGTGTGTCCAAATTGAGGGCCATTTATGCCTCGCTGGTTACTGTCGTTGTTCCGTAGATGGTGTCGATTTCAGCGAAGAACTGGACGCGGCGCGTCGTCGTGTTCACTGTCGTATTGAAAGAGAGGATGGATTTAACGCCCCGCGTTTCGAGGATGCGCTTACGGATCGCCAGGTTGTAGGTTTCCGGCTTCTGCTTACCGAGTACGGACTGAATCCACGGAGTCCCCTCGGTGGTGTCGAGGAACCATTGCCCGTACCATAATTCGAACCGCGTTTTCACCGCCTGCGCCACGGCCTCAGGCGAGTTAATCAGCCAGGTATCATCGCCGCTGCCAAAGGTGTAATCGCCGTCGGCGTCTTCACGTCTGTATCGCATCAGTTCACCCCGTCTGTGTTGCTTCCGCCTCGCTGAACCCCGCCGTGCGTGTGCGTATCATCAATTGACTTGCCGTTAGCTTTAACGGTACCGATAAACTCGACAGCGCCGGTGATTTTGGATGCAACGCCAGAAGCAACAGAACCCACCATTCCACCCAGCCAGGACAGGAGCCCATGAATGGTAACTTTCGCCGAGAAGTCGGCCAGCGGGGTAACTACATCCAGGCCGCCAGGCGCTACTATTTTAATTTTCTGCGTAGTAGGGTTGAGCTCAAAGAACGTGCTTCCGTCGTCGCTGCGCAGCTGAGCGGCCCCCGTACTGATGCCGCTGATTTTCTGCGCCTGCGATTGCGGCCCGACGATACAGAACGCATCCGATAAATCATGCACCCGGTCGTCGACAGGCTCCTGTACCCCGCCGCTCTGCCACCAGAAATCGATGCAGCGATCGGCGAAAATCACCAGGCATTCATCACCGGCTTTAACCGGGAACGTTAGCGTGCAGCCGCCGCCGCGCGGAAATACCACCGGAACATCCACCAGCAGCGGGTAATTTTTGGTAATACGGTTCCCGTCGTTATCCGTTTCAACCGAACGGATAGCAGGCTGCACAACCGCCGTCACCGCGTCAGGGTCGAATGACTGAACGATGCCAGGCAAAGCGACGCGGATCTGGTTTTTTGTGGTTTCCCGCTCAGATTTGAATGTTTCGGCAAGGTCGCCGCTACGGGTCTGGTCAGATACTGACATTTGGTAGGCTCCAGAAAGCAAAAAACCCGCCGGGTGGCGGGTTTATGAATCGTAGGTTTTCAATTTTTCGAGTTCATCAGGAGGAAGTTCTATGAAGGTTTCCTCTGCTAATTTTATCAGTCTGGGAAGCATCGAATCAGCTTGCTGATGGGCGTTTGGGCTGATGATTGCCAATATCTGATAGTGTTCATCGACATAAAGATGCTGAGCATATACCAAAAAATTATCACATGTCCGTTCACTCAGAGATGCTTCTGGAGGCCAGGGTTTATCGCCAGGTAGCTTTAAGTGAATTTTCCTGATGTTGGCAGCCATCGCATCATAGTTACGTTCAAAACCGCCTAACGAACCAAAACACCAGAACTGGGAACCCTTAGAAATATAATCGGCAAGCATTTGAGCATACTTATGTGCTGCAGCTAAATGACGCAATTCTCCTGTGATACTGACTTTTGCCATGTCACATCCATTTAGGGGCGTCGGCTCCCAGCATCTTATGCGATGTTGAGATCAGTTCAATCGCCTCTTCACGGGTAACATTCTCTGACAAGAGTTCAGTCTGGAAAGGCTGCGATTGCCTAACTTCAGCGGCCAACTGAGTTGCAGTGTTCTCGACGGCGGTCAATGCACGAACATATTTGCGTTTTAATGGGCGCAACATTTGCAGATGGCCTTGCCACATAGGAGACCTTTCCGCTTCAGAGAACATATCCACTAAATGACCTTTAGCATTTCGGCATGCCTTAGCAAGACCTTCGAGGTGGGATAAAAACCCTTCCGGAAGTTCATCAACAATGATTCTTCCATTTCGAAAAGCTTCGAGATGAGACATGCCTTCCTTCGCGGTATTTTCGATTTCTTGAGCGCGTGCAGCAATCGCGGTACAACGACGAAATGCCTCTTCAGCATCTAATCGTTGTGGCAGTTCACAAGCATTAGAGATCAGGGGTTTGAAAGCACCGTTAACAGCTTCCTGAACCTGATTCATTTGTTGTGTAATTGTTGCCAGCGCAAATGCGTAGCTAATCGCCATACCCAATCCCTCTGTCGTTTTAAACGACTATACACCACTTATTCAAAGTTAGCTGAGCGCTAAAAGTTCGCAAAGTTTAGTGATCATGCAACCACCTAGCAAGCGATAAAAAATCATTATTTAGTGAATGTGAACAAACTCAACACTATGCAGAAATGTAACTTTTGGTTAACCATCAACCTTTTTACACGGGAAAGAACCGATGACTTTTGGGGCGTCCATGCTGTTCTGAAGCAGTTGGACGTTAAGGAAAGCTTTTCCGTTACGCTTCACAAACTCAAAACCATAATTGTTGCCATCACGGGAAGGCATCAGGCCCATGTCAGTTTTAACGTTGTCCCAGTCATCTTTCTTACCAAGAAACTTTATCTTCTGAGATGTAACCTGTTCGCCGTTGATTTTCGTCCATCCGTTATCAGCTGCATGAAGTCGATATCCGCCACATTGCAAATCAGCGAAAGCCGCTGGACAGGAGAAAATTAACGAAATTGTCAGAACTAACTTCAAACGCTTCATAAGTAAATCCTTTGCTGCGCTGAGGACGAGAGTAAATCCGCCGCGCCACGCGCTTCGCACATCATATCCATGTACCACGCCTGGCCCCTTGTGTCGCCAGTGTACATAATCCCGCGCACAATATAAACGCCATCCGTTGCGATGCTGGCAGGCTGCGCCGTGGTGCCGCTGAGCGTGATATTTCCGTCCGTGTTCTGGTCGGTGATCTGTCCACCAGCCATAGCAATATCGTTGTTCGACAGCGCGGTGCGATACACGGAAGCCTGATCCAGCTGAATAAGCCCGTTAACCCGGATATTCGGGTTAATCAGCGCGCGGACGTTTACGCCGTTGCCGATGGTCTGCTGCGGCATGCCGATAAGCCCGGTGGCGCTGTTGAGCACAATCGCGTCGTGAACATACTCGTTATTCGCCACCATCTGGCGCTGACCGTCCACGAATTGCCATGTTGCCCCACATTGTCCGGCCACGTTATCCATAAGATGCCGTGTCATGCCGAACAGCACCCGGCCCCGAGGGAAAACGGTAGCAGGCATTTCAGGCGTCAGGCCTTCGCTCGCGCCTTTGGCCTCGAAGTCTTTCATCAGCGCGCGATTCACGTCTGCAACCGTGTAACCGGCTGCCAGCGTCTGTGAGGTTATGCTGGTTGCAAAAGCCAGATCCGTATCGGCTGCCTGAATCAGGACGTAGGAATCGATGGGGCTGTCTTTTCCTGTGACCGAGTAGCGAATTTCACCGCTGAAAATAAGCCCATAGTTTCGGCCATCACTCTGGCCCACGTCCGCCGCGTCGACTTCGCGCACGGTCCCGACATCGCTTGCCGATACCTCCGGCGCGATACCGTCATAACCGGCAATCAGCCGCACTTTAGAAAACTCTTTACCGGTGATGCGGTTGGAGGTATCAGCAGACAGGTTATAAATTTTGATGGTCCCTACCCGGGACGCGCTGCTGATGTTGAACCAGTCGATCGTGAAGGTCACTTTAAAATCACTGAGCTCAATACCCTGCCCGTTCTCGTCCAGGAGCTGCAACTCGAAATGTCTCATCCAGTTCTGTGACATGCTTACTCCGTTGATACCAGTAAATGACTGCGGCCGCCCAGGTCGGTTTTCGTCGGGTAATCCTGTGTACTGTCATCACAGACCACCACCAGCTTAAAGCCCAGCCCCATATAGCCGTACTGCGCCAGCAGGTCAGCGCCGGTGACGAGAGGAATACCGGAGATTACCGGCTCCCCTCTGTCGTTCTGCAGGTCCATAATCCAGTACAGATCGCGCCATATGATGCTAATCCGCCAGGTGGTCCCCGCCAGGATGATGCTGAATTGCTGGTTATCCGCTGTCAGCGGGATTTCCTGAATTGCCATTAGCCGAGCCCCAGTAATGACGCCGCGTTACCCGTGATGCTTTTCAGCAGCGAGGTATTTGGCGGCTTTGTAGTTTTGTTGCCGGTATTAAGTACCGCCGACGTGCTGGCCCCGTCCTTCATGTTGGTTTTATCCGCGACGGTGATCTGCTGCGTCTGCGAGATAAGAACCTCTCTCAGGGTGAGGACGGCAGACAGGACGTTTTCAGTCGTTCTGTCCGTCGTCACTTCCAGCGAGCGGATCAGCATATTGTTGTAAATCCGCTTGCCGGTCACCACATCGAAAGGAATGCGGCTCGCCTGCAGGTTAAGTATTTCCTGGTACGTTTCCTTAGGGCTCATGCCGAGTAGGTCGGTGGCAGTCAGATTGCTGGCAAAATCCAGCAACGATCCGCCACCAGCGAAACCGACCTCCATCACTACTTCAGACGGTTTTTTGTAAGCATGATCCGCGACGGCGGCCCCAACTTCGACCGGGTGCTCTGTTATCTCCAGCGTGTCGGTATGCTTCTCAGAAACAACCACGCTGGGGACAATCATCCCTATTTTCCGGCTCTGCTGCTGAAAGAGCGTAGAGAGAATATCCATTAGCCCACCTTCGTTTGATTACCGCGCATGACCTGGGCGTTTGCCGACTGCTGCCGACGCTCGACCTCGGTACCGACAGAACGCGGGTCACCACCACCGTAAATGTGATAGGTGTTCTGTTGCTGTACCTGAGCCCCGGGCGCGGGCATGTTGCTTAACACTTTCGGAATGTAGTTGCGCGTTTCCTGAGGCATAAGAGCCATCCCGTGCTTCTGCACGTTCCCGATCCCCCAGTTATAAGAGGCCAGCGCCTTGCTCAGGTCACCGCCGTTCGCCTGCAGCAGTTGTGAAAGATACTTTGCGGCTGCCTGCGCGGCCTTCTCCGGGTCGAAAACATCATTCCCGCGCAGTCCCATGTCGCGCGCCGTGCCGTCCATAAACTGAAACAGACCTTTAGCGCCAGCGCCTGAAACGGCGAACTGATTACCGCCCGATTCCGTTATGGCCACGCTGCGCAATAACCCCTCCGGAAGCCGGTAGAGCTGTTCCAGGTTGGTAAGCATCGGCTGCATCCATCCCAGCAGCTCAGACCCCGCTTTGGTTGGCTGTGGCCGCTTAACTGACTGGCCGAGTTGATCTGGCTCATCGTCACCAAACCAGCCGCGTACCGTTCGACCCACGTTGCGAGGATCGAATCCCCAGTGCTCTTTAATCCAGTCGGCGGTACCGTTGGCGCTGTCTGTTACCATTGGCATTGCTGACGGATTTTCGCTGCCCTGATTAAGCATCCGTTTTCCGATGCTGGCAGCATCAGCCCAACGGCCATCTTTAATGGCATTGAGCAGGTCGGCGATCATATTCAGCATCTTGCTGAACTCGCTCATCTGGTCGATGAAGTTGCTGAAATCCCACTTCAGGGACCACGATTTAGGGTCAATGTTGAGCAGTTTAGCCAGCGCTTTCGCCAGTTCATTAACAGACCCTTTCAGGTCACGAACCATCTTCAGCGCGGCGTCGACTTCAAGTTTCCATTTCCCCCAGTCAACAAGGCTATCCCCGCCTTCCTTCCAGGTCTGATAGTCTTCCCACAGAAGGGCAATCCCGGCCGCCAGCGCAGTAATGAGGCCAATCGGCGACATCCAGAACGTACTGTTCAGAATGCGCATGGCAATCGTCAGCGCGCCGAATAACGAGATCAGTTCCCGCGTTTGCTTGTCCAGCGATTGCCACCAGGTGATAAGTCTGGATGTTCCCTCAATTAGCCTGAAGAACAGCCGCCCGATGATGTCTCCGAGCGCCAGAATGCCTTTTATGGCTTTCGTCAGGGTCTGCTCGATGCGCGGGAAGTTATCCAGGATGTGTCGGCGCAGCGTATCCAGCGAACCCGCCAGACCACCAGCAAGGTTAGAGCCTATTTTGTCACGGGCCATGCCTGCCATCGCGCCGAACTCGCGCAGGGAGGTCATGAATTTGTTGGAGCTTCTGGCCGCCTCGTCAGCATTAAAGCCGATAGCTTTCGCCATTGCGCTGTACTGCCCGGTGAAACCACCCACACCCCGGCGCATCGCCATGAGGGTATTTTCGTCAATACCCAGCATCTGCGCATACTGGTTAGCCCTGTAATACGGCATGCTGCTGAGCTTCTGGCCGACGCCCGTAAAAATAGCGGCCATGTCGCGCATGTTACCGCTGGCGTCACGGGTCTGTACGCCCAGACGGTTCAGGAAACCTTCCGCTCCGGGGTTGTGCCGCATAAACCGGGCGAGGCTTTCCAGAGAGGAGCGCGCCGCGTCGACGCTGCCGCCCACCTGCGAAACCGCATAGCCAATAGACTGAATCCCCTGAACCGTCGCGCCGGTGCGCTGTGACGCCCAGTAGAGATTATCCAGACCGGAGGCGATCTTAGCCGTGAAGGCCACCACGGCAAGCGCGGCACCTTCGACAGCCAGCCCCATTTTGATGGCGTTTGCGGTCGTACCCGCGAGAACAGAGTCGAACTTTGACGCGCCCGCTTCGTCGATATCGAAACCGAGCGAAACAAGGAAATCTTTAATAGTCTCAGCGTTCATTATCCTCTCTCCATTTCTCAATACGGCGCTGGTTGTCTGCCTTAACGGCCAGGTGGTCATTCATCAGCGCGATATCGCACAGATCGACTGATCCATCCTTCAGCGCGTAATAAGGGATTAACCCGGCGTCAACCGGGTCAAGGAGATAAGACAGCCCGTCAGGCAGGCTGTTGAGCGTTAACCCTGAGTCTGGTCCGGCGTCGCGTTGGTAAGGCTCACGGGCAAAAAATTTCCCAGCGAATCGGCGACCACCCGCGCCACCAGCTGCAGCATGATCAGGAGATTAATGTCATCAAACATCAATTCACCGCTGTTGAAAACAGGCGTCCAGACCGTCCCGTTTTTTCGGGCCACAACCGCCAGGCAAGGATGAATTATCGCGTTAGTGTCTTCCTCTTTCATCGAGGCCAGTTCGTCAGCGATACGCGGCAGCAGCGTTTCAAATACCGGCTTAAGCTCATCAAATTTTTTGGAGTCAACCTTACCGTCTGCTGGCAGCAGGGAGCGAATGCTCCCGAAGTCAGCCATCATCCCTGCGAGGAGCGGCAGTAGTTTGCGTGTAACCTTGAGCTGATCAAACACGTTGAGTTTTGCGGCGCGGTATTCCACGCCATTAATATTGCATTCCATCTGTTAGAACTCCCCGAGAACTTCGTCAATCTTGCCGCAATCAAATACCCAGGCGACCGTTCCGGCTACCTTCGGGTTATTCCAGTCAGGCTGTTTCTGGAAAGCGCAGGAGCGCGCCGTACCGATATCACCGGACACCCTGTTACGCACGACGATCACGTTATTTCCCCACAGCGCTGACGACATGCGCTGCGCGTTGTACATGATGGAAAGTTTTTTGTTCAGAGGGGATGTTTTAAGCAGGGTGACTGTAATAACGCCACTATTGCCGCCGTGGAGGCTGTGCATCACTTCACCGTCAGAACCGATAGTCATCGTGTTCTTTGCCTCGGTCATCGTGACCGTGATCCCCTCTTCGGAGTTGGCAGAACCAGCCCCAAGATCTAATGAACCTGTCGGCCCGGAAAGAGAAGCCGAAATATCAAGAAAAGAGTAAGCACCCATTCGATTCTCCTTAACGAACCACGGTAATTGCTACATCGCCGTAATGAACGGCCCCGGCCAGTTTCGCGGCCACCTGAATCGGTACGCCTTTACGCGCTTCACGATCGGTCTGCAGCTGGTTGTCCACAGTATCCGCCCAGGTGTAATACCCTTTGGTCAGGGTGTCGCCGGTGCCAAGTTGCCCCATCGGTCCGCCGGTCCAGATACCTGGTGCAAACAGACCGTTTTTGTCGGCCACATCCAGCACTTTTTCGATGTTGGCGATTCGGGTCGTTGTACCAGCATCTGTCTGTGGGATCTTCGTGGTACTGGTGTAAAGCGTGTTGTAGTCGGCTGTCTGTACCGCGTTCTGCAGCCAGTCGAGCCCGTGACGCTCATCGAAGAAATCGCCGTTACACATCACACCTTGTTCGAGGATGGCTGTATCGTTCTCGTAGTACACGTAAACGTTACAGTTCTTCGCTTCCAGAGCATTCGCCTGTGATGTGCCGATAGTTTCGTAGGTGATGCCAGGCAGTTGCTTGAACTTCAGGGTGATAGTGGTATTGCTGCCGGTGAAGTTGACCGTAAACGCGCGCCCAAACGCAGACAATGCAGCATAGGGACTGGTAGATGAATACTGGATATAGGCCCGGCTGTATTTCGCAGCCTTCAGTTTGGTAGCCAGATCGGTTTCAACCGCCGAGCTCAGAATATCTGCTTCGCTCGAAGTAATAGCCAGGATTCGCGAAACGGTCGCAGACTCGATCGCCGCCGAAACAGAAATCAGGTCAGCATCATCCGGATAGTCAGCCACAGGAACAGCCAGATGCAGACCGTACCAGGAGTTGTAATCCAGCAATGCGTTAACCGCCTGCAGCAGTGTTTCTGTAGGGCCAGACTCAGCCGAGGTTAGGCTATCAACCCAGCGACCAACATACAGTTGCGTCGGACGCGGTGACTGGGAGAACCAGACTACAGCTGCTTTGTATTCCTCACTGTCGACGCCGAAATCATCACCGATATCTGCCGGATCGGAATACAGGCGCAGACGCTCTGTGATAGGAATAACAGTAGAATTACCCAGAATCAGCATCGAACCGAAATTTCGGCCCTGTGCGGCTCTGGCTGAAAGCGTCACGGTTACGTTGGTGACGCGATTTAAAGGCAAGCCTTTCGCCATGATCAATCTCCGGTTGAGATCGCGACATTACCGTCGACGATGGATTTAATGTTGTAGGTACGAATTGTTTTGCGATTCAGCGTGATGGTGATGTCGTAGCGCCTCACCCACTGGTTGTTAATCAATTCGGGGAGGTTATAAATATTCCCAATTTCGCTAAGGGATAGCCCTGCACGATTAAGCTCCGCATTGTTTTGTTCAATAAAGAGCCCTGCCCGGAATGTTGAAGCCCTGCTGGCCCCCTGAGGACCGTAGAAACAACAAATGACGGTAACTCGCTCCCATTCCCATTGCTCTGAAGTGTTTTCGTCAATCTGAACACTCGCAGGATTAACCGGGAGAGGTATCGAGGTAACTCCAAAGCCGCACCACGTCACCCCGTTGTTGGGGATCTGCGGCTGCGGGTCAGTCCATCGGGGGAAAACAAGCGCGGCCGGCAAGCCAGAAACGCCACGAATCCACCGGCTGATTTCACGCTCCAGCGCCTCGTCATACTGGGGGTTATCCCCGACAGGCGTCAGGTAACCGCGCGTGGTGCTGTCGTTACTCAACTGGCGTCCCTCCGTTAAAATCCACCAGCTCACAATGTGCCTGGACGAATCCGGCGCCGTAACTGGTGTACGGATCGACGAACGTCACGCGATAGTCGCGTCCGTTATAGGTCACAATATCGGCATCAAGTCGCGGGGCGCTGTCTGTACCGGGCTGGCCCTGGGTTAACCTGAACTGCGTCACGATGAGGATCGCCCCGCTGATGTTCTGGCCTGCCTCCATTCGCCTGGCTTCCAGAGAACGGTCAACCGTCACCACGCCAGAGAATGGGATATCCTGAGCTGTGTTTTTCGTGAAATTGTCCTCATCTACCGTCTGAACCTGCCGGTGACAAACCAGACTGGTGTCCATAAAGTCGGGATCAAGAAGAACATCGCTCACATCGAGAAGAGGCATTATTTTTTCCTCACGACGTAGTTAATTGAACGCAGCAGGTAACCGTGGGCATACAGCGGTTTTTCGCCGGGAATGCCCTCGGCCCTTCTGCGTTCGAGGGTTTTCTCAGAAAGTGGGTGCAACCGGTCACCAGCACCGATAACGGCTTTTGCAGCGTCACGGGCAATCTGTCCGGCGCTCTCCAGCTCACGCACAGCTGCTTCAGTCTGCCCCTCCAGCGCGGCGGTTGCCGCTGCCTTGAGGTGTGCAGTGGTTCGGGGTTTTGAATCCTCGATCCCCATATCCAGAAAAGGACGCGGGGGAAGCGTAACTGTCGCACCGTCGATTTCCACCGTTGCGCCCGTCGAATGGAGGTAGCCCAGTTCCGCGTTATTAATCGGAGAGCCATCCTCACGCCCTGCCTTGTCCTCAGGTATTCCCACCAGCACATCCATTCCGGACAGCTGCCGGAGGGATTCCAGAACAGCCACGGCGTTATCAGCACGAACCGTTAACCCGCTTTTCATAGCAGCTGCCTGCCACCAGCACCGAACATCGACCACCACCAGTAGAACTCGCGACCGTAGGCGGTGCTGTTCCAGAAACCGGCATCCGGATTGATTACCCCGGACACGTCATAGCTCACTGAAACCTTATCCACTGATTTAGAGGACACGACACCTGCTGCGCCGTTGCTGTTCACACCACCAGCGGCAGCGGCGACCAGCGTGCGTCCGCGCAGCTCCGTATAGTGAGCTGTGAATAGTTCGGCCAGGTAGACGAACTGATCGCCCTGTACGTCCTGATTCAGGAGTGAATCAGCCTGCCCCAGATAGAAATTCACTGATAGGTCAGGGTAGCGGGTTTTATCGGCGAACTCGGGGAAGTCGGTGCGGAACTGCTCGTTAGTCGGAAGCCTGCTGTTTTTTGGCATTTTTCGCGTCCCCGCCGGTGTTATCGGTTTTGTCCGTGCTGTCGGCAGGTTTACCGCCTGCTGGTGCCTGAGCGGCTGCCAGCTGCGCTTTCAGGTCTGTGTTTTCATTCCCCAGCGCGGTGATGGTTTTTTCATGCTCAGCCAGCTGCGCTTTCAGGGTGTTATTTTCTTCTGCCAGGAGAACAAGGCTCGCGGAAAGGTCTTCATTGCTCTGCTCGTTCGCCAGGTCTGCTTCGTCAATCGGGCGCGCATAGGCTTTAAAGGCCCAGTGGTCCTTTACTTCTTTCGGGAAAGAGGAACTGTCGTGGATGCCCTGAGACAGCTCAAATTTAGAACCGTCGGCAAAGCTGAGAGTCGCGCCACCGGAAACAACGTATTTCATGTTTTTGCTCCATAAAAAAGGCGGGTTTCCCCGCCTGTTTCAGGTTAAGACGCCGGAACGTCCAGGTAAGAGATCGTATTGGAATACGGGGTTTCCACCTGGCCCAGCTTGCCGTAGTAAGTGGTCAGCTGCTGCAGGCCGCGATACTCCAGCGGAGTGTTCAGCAGAGGAACCATTGGGAAGCGAACATATTTTTCGTCCTGGGTGTAAGCAACGATACGATGCGCACCACCAGCGCCACGCTTGGAGGCCCACTTCATGGAGACGATCTCCAGTGGTGTACCGTTTTCCTGAAACGCGATGGTGTTAATCTTCACGTATTCCAGCACAGAGATATTCCCTGCAGAGGAAACCTTTTTGCTCGCCAGCAGGCCGAACAGCTCCGGCGCCAGACCGATTTTCGCCGGGCAGACCGCATAACCAGAACGAACCCAGCCATCAGACAGTACCAGGTTGATATCCTGAACAATCACATCCGGATCGGTGGTTGCGGTCCACGCTGCAGCTGCAGCAACAGGAGTAACATCCGGCAGGTTCAGCAGGCCAGCAACGCCGAGCTCGTTATCACCGATATAAACCTGTTCGTCGGTGTCCATGTTCCACTTCAGTTTCATGCCTTCGTATTTCTGGACATCAACCGGACGGCCCAGTTTCTGGGCAGAAGCCAGTTCCGGCACCGTCCAGCTGATTTCCTGCCCCCACAAGGTGAGGTTGTTACGGGTAGGCTGAATATCGAGTTCGATACCAGGAATGGCAGTAGCTTTTTTGCCGATCCAGTTTTTACCGTTAGGGTTTGGACCACCCACGCCAACGAAATCGGTATTAGTGAAGGATGACACTTCATCAGCGATAGAAATGTCGCTGCGCAGCGGCATGTCACGTGACCATTTGTAGGACACTAAAGGCATGTTCAGCGTCTGATCCATGCGCTCCAGTTCGCCGACGAGAAACGCGCCGGTGGAGTCGATGGTCGCTCTGTCAATTGTAAACATTAATTATTCCCTCAGATGTTATAAGCGATTTCAATACGGCCGTCGGCTTCACCCGGCCCCATGACCTCTGCATTTGGCAGCTGAGGTGTATTTGATGCGGTAGAGTCCGGAGACAGCACAAAGGAGCCAACCGGGCTTTGAGTGGTGCCACCAGCCACGCGAACGTAAACCGGATCGCCTTTTTTCGCGGTCGCCGCGTTGCCTGCGGTAGCAGTTACGCAGATGTAACCGCGTTTCAGGTTGTCACCAACCTGATTAGCCGTCACACCGATGTAAGCAAGGTCCAGAGCAGAGGTGATCGGGAACGGACGAACCAGAATCCCTTTCACTTTGCTGATGGTGTCGCCAGACTCCAGCGGAACGAATTTATCGTTCACGTATTTACCTGGCAGCCCGTAGGACGCGAACTGCTTCGTGTGGTCCAGGCTAACCGGCTCGATGGTGAGATCACGAGGACGGGTAACGCCCCCGGCAATGCCCAGGGGCATGCGCGTTAAATATGCAGTACCTGCCATGATGATTTACCTTATTTGTTTTTTGCCCAGAATTCGGCGTTGACCTTGTTCAGTTCTGCCGGGGAAAGGTGCTTAGTGCTGATTCCGCTGTCCGTGGTGCGGGTGATGTTATTCAGCGGGGTCAGCTGATTTTTCGCCTTATGTAGCGCCACAGCAGCAGTAAATACCGCGTCGACCGTAGCCTTTGGCGCTTTGTAGAAATCATCCACTCCGAACGATTTCAGGCTGTCGCCGGTGCGCATTGCATGACTCAGCACCTGACGCTTCAGGCTCTTATCGCCAGCAGGCTGGAAGCCAGGGCAGATAATTTCCGCATCGGCGATCAGGTTGCGCTTAAAGGCTGCATCAACTGTCACTTTGCGGTTTTCTTCTTCATCTTCGTCGGTGGTCATGTTGCCCGGGTCCGGATCGCCGTCGGTGGTTTTACCCTCCAGCTTTTCCAGACGAGCCAGCAGCTCTTTCGCCCAGGCCGGAATTTCTTCATCGCCGGTGACGGTTTTGTCTTTGTTCGGATCGCCTTCATCCGTAGTGGTGCGATTGCCTTCAGGTAAGGCTGTGGCCTGTGAAGGAATGTTGATGGTGATAGAGGAACCGGGGATTGAAGGCATGCCATCAGACGGCATATCCGGCGCTTCGTCGATGAGTTTTGCCAGCGCATCCTCATCTTTCGTCTTAATGGCCTGAGCCAGTTTTTTAAGCCATGACATTACAGGCTTCTCCTTTGTTGTTGATGGGATGGAATCCCCGATTGCACAGCGGCCACCAGCACGCCCCCGGTCGATACCGACAGCGAGGTGGTTACCTGTGATTTGGTATTGCTTGCCTTTGCCAGGTGCCAGCTGCTTGTACTGAGCGTCATAGCCACAGCTGACATCGGTGAGGCCAGAATTCACCGCGTCGATTGCTTCCTGCCGTTTAATCAGCACGTCAGCAATGAGCAGATCCGATTTATCGCCGGTGCCGCGCCGGACGTTCTGAATGTGTCCGTGCGCCAGCTCTGCGAAGTTAGAAGGGTTCACGAAAACGATGTTGCCCAGGCTGTCCTCTGGATGCCCCAGCGTGACGGCTACGCCCTCAAAGCTCGCCATCGTCTCCGGGGAAAACACCTCGTCTTCTGTTCGCCAGACTGTCACCGTGCCGGTGCCGTCCGGTTCGAGGTCGATTTCCTCAGGTAAATAGACCTGCGTACCTGTGCGTGCGATCGGCACGTCTTTACACAGCAGCGAGCCGTCCGCCTGCAGATAGCGCGTTTCGCCCAGGCGTGTGGTGAAGAAATATTTCATGGGTTACCTGCTCGATTACGGGCAACAAAAAGGCCGCCCGGAGGCGACCTTGTGAGATGGGAAAAATGTTCGAAATAACGGGCTATTTAACATAAGGGTTCTTACCCGCACCGACGAAAATGAACTCGATTAAAATGTCCCCTTAAAGCCGTAAAAGTAGCGATTAACTGGGCTGAAAATCGGTCTTTTCGAATACAACATTTTCATAACATTTCGCGGGTATTGCAGTTCGCATGAAATGAATGCTCAAAGCCGTATTTTTCATTTTCTCGGTGCAGGAATCTGTACTTCAGGCCAGCATTTGCAGTTCGGCAAACATCCGGCGTGTCCGGTCATACCGTCCAGCGTCGGCGGGTTATCCCAGCGCACAAATTTATCTTTCATCTTGCGGTGAGAATCGCGCGTTCCGGCCCCCTCGATACGCCACCAGTAGCCCTCTGATCCAACCGAAAGGGCTCTGGCCTGCGTCAGCGCGCCGGTAGCTCGTCCAATCTCTGTACGGGCAATCAGCTGCGCCCTGCTGGCGGCCACGTCACCGGAGGCCATGATCATCTCGTAGAGTTCGTCCGGACGTTCACCAGTGATAACCGCCTGCATTGCGCGCTTTTGTATGTCCATCACGCGATCGGCTGCTTCCAGCGGCAGGGACTTCATCAGCTGAATCTGGCGGTACACGATATCCTGCGCCACCTGCCCGACGGGGGTATTACCCACCACATCGCGCAGGCCAGCGCTGATTTCCTCTGATACCGATTTCCACTGATTCCATTCCTCCTGCTCGACCTGGGCAAACATCCTTCGCCCGACCTGCTCTGCCCAGTCGCTGATTACCTCGGAATAGTCCACCAGCGTTTTCGAAATGCTGTCAGCGCTGGCCTGTGAACCATCGTAGGTACCATCGACGATCTGCCCTATCTGGTTTGCTATCGCCAACAGGCTTTTTCGATACTGGATCTCCGAACGACGGCGGAGGGATGGTTTCAGGTTCATCCTCCTGCCACTGGGCCTTCGCATCTTCTATGTCCTCATCAGTGATAGAACCACCGATCCCAATCACATCAGAAATGTTCCTGAGGTCGTTAAGCGCTGCTGCAGGCGTCATTCCGAGCTCACGAACGGCGGTACCGAGTGCGGTAACCACATTGTTCGCCATCGCTGCACGGTCCACGTCTGACATCTCCCAGAGCTTGTTAAACTCGAATGTAAAATCGTCAGGCAGTGGTTCACCGAACAGAGAGCGCCAGGAGATATCGAGCAGCCAGCGGATATGTCGGCGTAAGCGTCTCTCCTGCAGCGAGTTAACCCGACTGTAGTAGTTTTCCAGATCGCCGTCGCCGGTGTTGAAACCTGCAGGGGACTGCCCGAACAGACGGACGAGAGGAATTCCCGTCGCGCCGGAAACCTGCTCAGCAAAGCGCAGAAGGACATCAGCGATACCCGCAAACGTATAGCTGTGGGTTTCGAACTTATCCTTACCATCCATGATGGTCATGCCTTCGATGGTCTGGAACTGACGTATCATGTCCAGGTGCTTCATCAGCGCCTTTTCAAGGTCGCCTCCGGTAGCAAGAATCTTGCGCAGGTCTTCAATGCTGTAGGTCCGCAGATGCGCTTTGTGGATCAGCTGTGTGGTGCCGACGGTCGCAGTATCAAACGCCTCGATACGCTCGAAAATACGCTCCACGACAGACATCCCCCAGCCGTTTTCCGTCTGAGCCTGCTGGAAAGGAAGCGTATCGCCCTCCATGCGGATAACGCGGCTATGGTGGATCTTCCAGGGGGGAATCCCCTGCTGGTTCGTGATTACCTTGTAATATTTCGGTTTCCCAAAATCGGGACCGTAATCGGTAACGAGATCGTAATAACTCGGGTTAACCATCCAGCGGTCAAGGCTCATCACGCCCTTAAACTGCCCCTCTTTGATGCGATCCAGTTTAAGCGGGGAGGACATATCCTGCCCTTCAAGCAGGACCACCAGCACCGCGCCACCGTACAATCGTGACCATTTGAGGTTATCGTTAAGCCCATCCCATATAGCGAGCTCATCCCAGAAGGTTTCGAGCTTGCCCTTTTGTCCGGGCTTCAGCTTTGAGCTGATGTTAATCCCCTTGCGGGTCATATCATCGGCCATCGCATCCACACCGGCACCAACGAGGAACGATGAACGATACGCAAACTCCAGCATCACCCTGTTACGGCTGATGTACCCGGGCATGTACATTCCGCCCGTCTGTATGTTTCTGGTGTCGCTGCCAAGTTTGGCCGTGAAATTGTTGTACCCGTCAGCTGTCGCAACGGGCTTTTGTGCGCCGTTCTGGCGTTTCTTACGGGACATGTCACGCTCCGGCCAGTTTGGCCCAATTATCAAGAGAGGAATCCATCGGCGCGTAGTTAATCATCACGGCGTCAGCGAGGTTCGGCGATTTTGTGCCTTCCGGCTGTTTATCCACGAGGATTTTACCCACGGCGTTTTTCGACCATGTAGGCTGTGAAAGCTCCATCAGCAGGCGGTCAATATTTTCTATCTCGCTGCTTATCGAAATGATTTCGTCGGGGTTGTAGTCCATCCCGTTCAGCGCGCGGAAGGTGTTCCGAAACAGCTTGCGCAGATGCCACCAGCTCTGTGCTTTTGCGTTCGCGAAGAAGTCTTTATTCAGGCGCGCCGCTTTACCGTTATCACCAGGAACGGCTTCATCTTCCGGATCGAATACGCTACCGCTACCACGGAAAGGCGTAGCTGTGATTGTTCCCCGGCCTTCAGCCTGCCTGAGCTCGTTTATCACGCGAGCATCGCCACGCGCACCGGCGCCCAGACCGTCCTCATCGAAACGGAACTCATCCAGACCGTAATCGTCACAGTACCCAAACGATTTAACGACAGAAGCGTAGATGTCGCTGCCAATGCCAGACCATTCGTGAACGTTCTGCAGAAGGAAGCCATAGCGGCAAGAAAAGCCGTTTTTGTCTTTCCCTTCGTCTGCGATATCCATTGCGCCGAGGCGCTGGCCGCTGGGCTGAATACCCAGTTTGATATGCGCGTCGACGGCAGCCTGCACCCATTCAGAAGGAATGAGAATCCCCTCTGTGGATGCGCTGTAGTTCAGGTCCAGTTCCTGAGCAACGATAATCGGATCATCAATTTTCAGACATTCGTTGCGGTACCACTCATCATCCTTGCGCGGGTCGCTGCGCCAGTGGAACGTAAACACCGGGATATTTCCGCTGTGGCGCTTTTTAGCAAACGGGTTATTCATGCCGTTGACCGAAGAGAGGTCTATACGGCAGCGGGTGGTCTGTGATAGCGCAGCATCGATGAGAAATGGCCGTTTGAGGAATGCCGACTCATCCACGAAATAAAGCGTGGTACGGTCACCACGGCCAATGTTATCGCCAGCCTCTCCCTTAATGACCGCGCCCGTTTCCGGGAACTCCACGCGCATATAAGGGGCATGTTTTTTGTCACTCCATGAACCGCGAAACTCAACCGGCAGCAGCTCGACAAACTTCCGTGCCTTCCAGAACAGCGCTTTCGGGTCGCCGGTACTGTCGACATATTCCTCTTTACGGGAACCGAACCCGATCACCATTTCTTTGTTGAACAGGCAAAGCGAACAGGCCAGACCGATAGAGGTCCAGCTCAGCCCCATTTCTCGGCTTTTTTCTGTCAGTCCATGCTCAAGACTGGCGCGCCTGTCCATGATCCAGTTAATCCATTCCTCCTGGCGGGGGAACAGCAAAAACGGGATGGTCGCAGGCAGGCCATAATCGAGGTTACGCGGGTCCGTTGTCATGCCCCAGTCGATGATGAACTGGGCCGGGTTAGTGCGGTAAAACTCACGGAGTGCCGGAAGCATTTCAGGCGCTTTCCTGATCCGCTCCAGCCTCTCCATTCTCCACTCAAACACGGCTGTATAGTCCGGTTTACGGAAGTCAAAGGGGAACGGGATCGGCACAGAAAAATTCCTCAAAAACGCCCCGATTTAACATAATGGTCGTTACCCGCACTGGCGCAACAGCACCCATCACGCAAACGGCGTGAAACCTCTGTTTTGAACAGAAAAGTGGTCAAATCGGGATGAATAAAACGTGCATAAAACGGGTCAAAAAGTGCATAGCGTTTTTACGGTTCGAAACGCCTGTTTTTGCAATTTTCAGCCCAGGTATTTTTTGTAGATATCGGCTGCTTCCTGCGGGGTCAGGTTCGCCGCGTCGGCTTTGGCTGCCTCGTCCATATTGTTGAACGGTTCGAAAATTTTCGGTGCTTCCAGCTCCATGAGCAGGGTTGCCGGTACTTTTATTCCCTCAGCCTCAAGCAGCTGTGCCGCCTCCAGCGCGGAGTATTTCCCGTCTACCTTGTGTTTCATCACCTCACGAAGCACATCACGCTGACGGTCCTCTTCCCCATAAACACTGCGGCCGAGTCCAAGAGCTTTGGCAAACACCGCAACATCATTGTGCGTTGGCAAAACATCCTCGACGGTGGTTTTCAGTCCATCAGGGGATTTGGTGACAATCTTTCGTTTCCGAACGTCCAGGCTTTTACCTGCAACATTGTTAATCTTTTCCATCAGAACTTCGCGAGCCTCGGTAAAGGCACGATTAAAGTCGGCGTGTTCCTTGCGCCAGTTGCGGATAGTCGCCTCGTCAATTTCCAGTCGCTGGGCAACCATGCGGTTTGAGATCTTGTTACGGGCCAGAGCCATATCAATAACGATACCGACGTAGGCCTTCTTAAAGCTATTTTTACGGGCCATACGCTTACCTGAAATCGGGTGCTGTTTATATTTTGTTCAAAATTATTTTTCCGCATTTTGCGTGCGGAATAATTCTGAGAAAAAATCTGCTCCGGGGCCGCAAGCCTGCTGGGTTTAAGTGCGGAATTAAAAACGTCAAAAAATGCGGAGTTATCCATTTTCCGTAAAAACTGCGATTTGATGCCCGGAGGCCGCGCAGAATGGGGAGATAGTGGATCGCCCTAATATTTCCACTATGTGGATAACTCAGTCCAAATCCATCTCCACCGCTTCACCGAAAAGGTGACCGTAAACGTCCATCGTGGTTTTGATGTTCGAATGCCCAATAAGTCGGGAAACCTTCAGAATATCGACGCCTTTGTTTGCCAGGCGAGATACAGCAAAGTGGCGAAGATGATGGAATCGCTTAATGCCATAGTCGTTCAGGGTTCTGACTAGAACGCCCTGAGTGCCGTAACTGGTAGCAAGGCATGCGCCGGTAAACTGATTGCAGATAAGAGGCTCAGAGGAACCCAGCTTATTTTTATCCAGCAACGCGAAAAGCTCACGCGGCATCCGTACCCGGCGCTCCACTCCTCTTTTCAGCCCCTCATGTATAACACCGTCAACAACATGCCCCCGGATGTCGATCCAGTCGGCTGACACATCGTTATAAGTAACCGCCAGAGCCTCACCGATACGCAGGCCACAAATCCCGAGCCAGCACGCGATACGCTCACGAACTGGCGCGTTATTCAGTAGCTCCCTGACCGATGATGATGGCGGTATGGTGATGGGTCGACGCTTCCGGCGCGCGGGACGGTCAACAGGGTTAAAAGTGATGAGCCGCTTTTCCACCAGCAGGAAGAAAGCCGAACGAATCCAGCGATGGCAGCCGGTGCGAACCGAATCAACGATATCGCGATGGCTGATATGGAGAATATTTTTTTCCAGTATCGGCCCGTCTACAGCGAGAAGATCGTGACGGCATTTCGTATATGACGACAGCCGTATGATATTTTTTTCCAGCTTGCCGGCCTGATAGCCAAGATAAAACAGAATTAACTTTCGGAAAGTCCATGAGTGGTCTATTCCGGTCCAGCTGGCGGTTCGACAATCCAGCTCGATATTCTGTTTTTGCCAGAAAAGATGTGCGGCATCATCAATATTCTTAAAGATGCGGCGGCGTCCATGACCGGATTTTTCATCCTTCCAGTGGACGTAATATTTTGATTGTCCATTGGCATCTAGGGATTGTTTTAGCGATGCCATACAGAATACCTCTGATGAATTTTACGCCATTATGATGGGGCTACCCATTATGATGGCAATAAAAAACCGCCCGAAGGCGGTTGAACTCACTTGTCTTTCATAGCATTTTCAATAGCGTCTGCCAGTGACTCAATATTTGCAACAGCAAACTTGATGTCTTTTTCAAGCTTGTCTCTTCCTGTATAACTTGAAGAAGCTGATACTGACGCTTTGACAATTTCTAATGCTGCTTTAACAATCTCACCGCGGTTGCGCTCTTCTTTTGTAGCGTAGGCGTAATTTTCAAACATGTTCAATCTCCATATAAACCATGCCTATCATGGTACTTCTTATATTGGTGACTAATTTTAAATTTCAATGCGATGAGCTGCCTAAATTCTCCAATTGTGACTCTTTTCTGCTACTTTCAATTTCACGAACGCCAGCCAGCTGGTTATTCGCTTTTTCGATAGCGGCCAGCAGCGGCTTGATCCAGAGAACAGCCTGGCAATACGTCAGCGTGCCGGGGGTAGTGGCGCTATCACCGGCTGCGTCAGCGTTCCCGGAATCGGTGTGCATTGCGCTGGCACGTAGACGGTTCGTGTATTCGAGCAGCCCACCAGCGACATCAGCAGGAACAGGCAGATCACAGGTTTTTTCACGGCGGAGGATCTCCCGATATTCGATAACAGTTTTATCGGTGCTGGCATCAATCAGTGAATTTAGTCGGCTGGCGTTTTCGGCCACCTGGTTAAATCGGTTGAAGTTGAAAGCCTGAGCAGCGATAACCGTCCCCTGCAGGGAGTTGTCACTGCGCAGAACGTCGTTATCACTCTTCAGCGTAGCAACGTCAGAGCGGCTGTTTGCCAACAGGACACACAGCACGGCGACTACCGCAATGACGGCCACAAGCAGTATCAGGCGCCATGAGGCTTTGATATCGGCAAGTGTGATCATTTCAGACCATCCAAGCAGAGCTGTTTCTCTGCGTCGCGCCGTTTAACAAGGCCAGGAAGAATAGTCTTCCCTGCATACACCCAGCGAGGGAACTGATTACAGGCTGATGGCCACGCCGATTTCTGATCGCGAAATAATGCAAACATTGTCGACTGCTTCATCGTTGGGCATCCGACGTTGAAGGTAATTGACGTTACTGCAGAAAAGGTATCGTCGCTGAGATTTTTGCCATTGGCGTACCGGTTAACGCAAGATTCAGCATCGAGAATATTTTTTTCCCATTCCGCCGCGATCTGCTGGTCGTTTTTAAATGTGCCGGGTTTAACGCCGTGGGTGTTTCCCATGCCATCGGTGAGCACGCCAGCCGGGCAAACATAAGGATCTCGACGACATGATTCTGCATTACCGATGAGCTCAAGGCCACGCTCATTGGTTCGAACATGCCCGTTACCGAGCACTATCGCGATGATCGCAGCAACTGAACAAACAATACCCGCAGCACCTGCCTTTTTATTTTGCATTTGCGTTTATCCTGTTAATGGCATCTGTAACAACCTTGACGCTTGCCGGACGATCCGCAGGAGGTAACTTTCGGGCATCATCAAAATATTTTTCCAGCAACTGAGTGCGGCGCCGGTCTTCTTTATGGAGTTTTCTGGCGTCAAGCCGACCGGATATAAAAGAGGCCAGAGAGAGAAGTACGCCAATCAGACCGAAAAACATGAAAACCATGTCCTGGGTTGAAAATCCCAGAGCCGCTGATACAGCTGCCAGCCACGCGAAAAACTGGGTAATTACATTACCTGACTGGTCATTCATACGATGCATTCCACACCTCCGGGTCCGGGGTGCTGTGTGTTGAAAAAGGAAATTATTTTGCGGAGAACTTATGTTAGAGCGTTGGATAAGGCCTCATTGAGGCCGAGACGCCGGAAGCACTTAAGCGCAGTCTGGCGGCTACTGTTGATAATATTAACCTCACCAGCCAGCACTCTGGCGGTATTGGCAAACTCCCCGCGCCATCGCGTAACACTCTCTGCTGTAGGGTTATCCAGCCCGACGTGATCACCATGCCAGTGACTGCCGCCATTAATGGAGCAGTCAAACCCTAACAGGATGATGTTTTTCGCTCCCTGACTGGCAGCAAACATAATCGAGCGCTGCCCGGAGTTGAAGGCCCACCGGGTATCTGTATCAAACAGATTTAGCCCATAGCGTTTATGAGCCCGGTAATTACAGGTCCAGCGAGAGGCGGAGGACGGAAGAACATCGATGTTTGCATCCCACCAGCGCAGATCACCCGCGTAAATGTATTCACAATCAGGCACGGCTCGCCAGGTGGAGTTAACAGCAATAACCGGCAGCCCCGATCCGGAGATCAGTTCGCAATCTGATTTATTGAGAGACGGGCCGGATGCACAAATGATGAATGTATTCATTCGCGGCGACCAAATTTAGGCATAAAAAAACCCGCTCGGAGGCGGGTTTGATTTCGTGCAGGCGCAATAACCTACGATTTGAAGCATACACGACAAGTTCGGACAAAATCAAGCTTAATGTGGCTAATATGCTAAATTTTGTTCACATCATCACGAAAGCTCGTTGCGTCCTGAAACGCCGAGTCTGCTTTTTGTTCTTCTCTGTAGCAGACGTCGACAAGCACCTCCAGAAACGGTTTCCAGTTACGGGTCCACGTTCTGACGTGCAGATCCGGGACTCGCTTCAGTATCGCTTTATAAGCTGCAGTAGACGGCACCCCAGAAAATCCGTTCCCGCTGCAGCGCTCGCAGGTTTTGAACACCGGCGCGCCGAGCTCGCTTGTGGCTTTGCGGTCGAGCACCTCACCTTTTCCGCCGCAGCGGCATCGGGCCAGCAGCTCACCTTTACCGTTACACGCCGCGCATTTACGCTTGACCAGTTCGTGCTTGATTTTCGGCGGTACGATTTCCATTCCGTCAGAGTTGAAGACTCCAGGATGTTTGATCACATCCTCATACTGAGAGATTAATCCGCTGCCGCTGCAGCTGTGACACGTCACGCTGGTTTCCGCTGAACGGGAGTATTCAGCAAAGGCGAATTGTGCCAGCGTCAGCATACACCAGCCAAATTCGCCTGCTGCTGCTTTACGTACATTCCTGGGCGCTGATTCCATTGCATGACGCGCCAGAGCCTGTACAGCCAGCTGCTCATCGCTTTTGCTAATCCCGGTCTTACCAAAGAAGGCAGCCAGACCAAACCGCGCTCGGCTGCTGGTGGTACCAATGGCCGCCATAACATCAGTGCCGGTGATACGATCCGGAGAGGTTCCTTTCACGTCGTCGCTGATGTGCATTCCCTGAGGGCTAAAGTGTTTTAGTGATGCCTCCAGTTTCATTCTTCACACTCCCCTACCAGGTTAAACATCACCGCTGCGCCGTGGTTCTCCATGTATTGCCCCTTTTCACTTTCAAGGAACCAGCGACATACCTCGATAGCTTCAGCTCGCGTCACGGGTTTGATGGTTGCCAGCAATTTTTCAAGGTAACGCTCACGGTCATATACGGATTCGTGATGCTCGGAGTAACCAAATTCATCGCCCAGCTCCTGGCTTGAAGTGTGGCGAACGCTATAGAGCCAGTCCCAGTAAATAAATTCACGAACAACATCGGACAGCGTAAAAGGCTCAGGCAGCACATCGCTATATCCATCAACAAATGCCCGACGCTGATCATCAATTTCATACATACGGCTGCCGTTAATGCTGCCAGCTTTCTTCTCGGCCGGAGTCCATCCCCAACGGTGATCGTCGATAAATTTCGGGGAAGACTTGATTACTCGCTCGGCCTCCACATCTTCGAGAGCTGCCTCATAGCTGCCGAACGTGGCCCTGACTGATGCTGCTTTTTTGATGCTATCCCGTGCGTTCTTGATTGCCCGGGCCGGGTTATCCATGCCGATGGTACCGAAAGCAACCTGGAAAGGATCGCCACCATTCTCCAGCAGATAACGCGAATAGCGTTCCTCAGCCTCTTTTGGGGAGATTTTAATTTTGTCCAGCGCGGCTTCGGCTGCGTCCAAATGTGCGGGTTCGTTCAGGCGGATTACCTCCAGCACCCAAAGATAAGCGTCAGTCTGCTTATGCCCGGTGATTCTCCGTTGCTCGGGCAGAGGCTTAATGTTTGCGAGGGCGGAGCTATGCGCTGCCGTCGGGATGGTGAATAGTGCTTTATGTTCGTTGTTATCAATACGCATTACGCAGCCGCCTTTTTCTTGTGGAAAACAAGCTCACGAACCTGATCACCGTTCATGAGCATATTGTTGAAATCATCGTGATCCGGCCAGTACACGCTCACACGCTGCAGGTCATTCTTTGCCAGCAGATTGGCATGAGCGCATTCATACGCAGCCGCCAGCCCGGTAGCGCTGTTCTCGTCGCGGTCGGCAAAAATAATCAGGTGCTTAACACCAGCAGGAACGCGGAATTTCTTCATGAAATTTGCCGTCATAGTCGCCCAGGTATTCACGTTATAAATCTGGTGCGCAGATAGGGCCGTTTCGATGCCTTCGGCAATGCCCAGGGTGCTGGCGACCGGGAACATACGGATCGCAACTGACCGGGCATGATCGAGATAGTTATCTTCCTGTAGTGATTTCTGTCGCTTTGCACTGGCCCCGATATCAGCCTTTTTTGCGCCATCGAGTAACGTCTGGTGGAGGTAACACAGCTCCCCTTTATCGTCTGTTGCCAGTGAATAGATCGACTGGTAGACACGGCCGTTATGCCGTTGCTTTGGGTTTAACCGTACCGCCTCGGCTGGAAGCTTAAAAATACCGCGAGAATTAAGGTAATCGGCTCCGGAGGTACCGCGTAAAGGAGCCATTTTTGCAAAATTGTTGAGTACCTTTTTTCGCAGTTTAGAAGCGTCACTGGCTTCAGGCACTTTGTCACGCCTGAACGTATTTCCGATCAGCTCATCAATTTCGCGGCAAACCTCGTTAAATGGTTTGCCCTGGGTTTTGGTCACCAAGTCCAATCCCGTGCCGTAGCCGCAGGTGCAAATCCAGGTTCCCGCGCCGTCGCGGTCATCGATGCGGAATTTACCAATCGAATCACAAAGCGGACATTTGCCTCTGAAATGGTGTTTACCGGTGATCGGCGGCAGTCCGTAATGTTCGAAAATCATGGCCCATTGGCCTTTTGCTGCTTCTGCCGTCTTCATGCTCGTTTTCCTAACTGCTGTTTGATATCGCTAATCGCTTTCTGTGCTTGTTGTACTGAGGATGGGGCTGCCGTGCCTGATGCCTCCTGCAGACGCTTGGCCTTCTCCTGCCCTTTCGCATACGCAATCAATTTGTGCCGGATGAAATTAGAGACGGTCGGCGTGATCTCCATCGGGAAATCGCTCAACCCGTTAGGCCACTCGTCAAACCGTTCGCGAAAGGTATTTGCACACCAGCCATCGCTGACGGGCTTTTTCCCCTGCGATACGCGCTGGCGCTGATAGAATTTGATCTGACTCCACCAGGCCTGTTTCTCTGCCTTCGTGGGTTGATGCTGGTTTTTACCCAGCTTTTTGAGTTTGCGGCCGGTGTCGGTATCGACGTCCTCACCGCCCAGCGGCTTATGCCCACATTTCGGGCATACATAGACGCCAGCTGGCTTCATGTAATGGCATTGAGAGCATTCGTGTGGCAGCTTTTCGGCCCGTTCCTCAGCTGCGCGGCGCGCGCTTTCCTCCATGCCGTCAGACTTACCGGGAAGATCGTCGTACTCGATTGAATCCGGATAACCCAGACGGTGCACGGTGCCGCTGTGATCGAAGATGAGGCAGGACTCTTTACCCGGTGCGGTGCGCAGGCCACGCCCGAGCGCCTGCAGCCAGCGAATTTCGCTTTTTGTTGGCCTGGCGTAGATGATGCAACGAACGTCACTATCGAAGCCGGCCACCAGAACGCCCACACTAACGATGATTTTCGTTGCACCGGTTTCAAAGCGGTGAATGATGGTCTGGCGCTCATCGACTGGAGTGTCGGCGGTCATGACCTCAGCATTAACACCCGCCAGGTTAAACTGGATTGTCAGGTAATTGGCGTGGGCTACGTTGACGCAGAAAGCGATGGTAGGCAGATCCCGGCCATTCTCCAGCCAGTTCTGTACGATGTCGCCCACCAACGTAGAGCCGCACATGATTTCAGCCAGCTGCGTTTCGTTGTAATCACTCCCGTACTCAAGCGATGCTTTGGTTTTAACGCCCTTCAGATCCGGCTTAGTTGGCGCGTAAAATTCGTATTTACTCAGATCGCCACGCTGGATTAACTCGCCGATGGTGGTCGGCTTAATCAGTCGATCATAGTATTTGCCCAGGAACGGGGAAAACGGAGTACCCGACAGGCCAATCACCTTTACGCCTTTGCCGCGTAGACGGTCGATATCCTTCAGGATGCGTTTTTTACGCAGGTGTGCTTCGTCGATAATCAGCAAATCAATATTTTCAGGAAAAACACGACGAATAAGCGTGTCGGCGCTGGCAATCTGAATTTTCCGGTCCGGATCGTAGTTCGGGTGATCCGCCCAGATATAACCGATTTCATCCCCCGGTAATCCATACTCCACGAACCGATTAGCCGTCTGACCGATCAGGATGGTGTACGGTGCACAGAACAGGACGCGCATACCACGGCTGACAAACCCGGCAACGATGAAGGCGGCCAAACCCGTTTTACCGCTACCGGTTGGCGAATACACCATGAAGGTGTCGTTTGCCTTCCAGTCACGGCGCAACATGTTTAGCGCTCGTTCCTGTGCAAAATTCGGCGTGATCGTCAGCTCCATTGTGCAGCTCCTGTGCTGATGAGATAATAATTTTGTGATGTGGTTTTCATGGATTCCCCCTCACATGGCTGGTGGCCTCCCCAAAGGCTGCCAGCCTCCCTTCTGATTCAGCTCCTCTGAAAAAATCACTCTTCCAGGAAGAACCCTTTTCGTTTCTCAGCGCCTGAGCGCCTTGTACTACCTTGCTGATACAGGCGTTTTTTTTAATTGCGCCCTTAAGACAGTGATCTACTTAACCAATGGATCTCTCCTGTTGGAAAAGAACCTATTCCTGCCCCTACACCCAATCCCCCCTTACCCCCCTTTCCCTCTTCCCCATAAAAACGTACTACTTACCTAGTACATATGAGGAGTTGGGTCAGTTGGTTGCCAACCTGAACAGGCACCTTTAAGCCTGCTTCTGTTCGGGTGCCTTTAAACCCGAAATAATCAGGAGCGCGATTGCGTTCCAGCCAGGGGAGGTTCGGCGGTATACCCCTGTAAAGCTCTGCCCTGATTTCTCACAAACAGGCGAAGCCTTGTGTTTGCTTTATGCCTTGCCCGGTTCTCCTTGCGGTACGAAACGGGTTCGGCCTCGAACGTCTCCTGATACACAGCTGCATAACGCTGCATGGCTTTTTGTTTGGCGGCCATGCTGAGTGACTGCAGTTGCTCACCTATCCACTGACTGTCCGCAAGGCAAAACACAGCTGGCATCTCTAACTGCTGAAATGCCTGTGACATATCAGATATCCCCGGAAGGTCGTGGGAATACCGTTGGGATATCAGGCCGTAATTCGTATGGCTTAACCTCCCCGTTTGTAGCCATTGAGATAGCGACTGCATTTTGAGGGGAAATCTTCTGATGGTTGTTCAGCCACTTCCAAACAGCCCCCTGAGTGACACCGATGGCTCGAGCCAACGCAGATTGGCCCCCTGCCAATCTCACTGCTTTCTGGATAGCGTTTTCTGACATATTAGCGCCCTTAAAAATACTTTAGGATTTGGATGATATTACCATAGTATTAATTTAGCAAGAATACTCTAGTGTTGAACGGAAAAAGCTTTTGTACTAAATTAATCCGATCGTATTAACCAGAGGCGAAATCATGAGTGGAACGACTTTTTCGGACCGGCTAAGAGACAGCATGCAGAAGGCTGGGCTGACCCAAAGCCAGTTGGCTGAAGCAGTCGGCGTGTCGCAGGGGGCAATTCAAAAACTAGTATCTGGTAAGGCAAAGTCGACAACTAAGCTTGTTCAGATAGCTAATGTCCTTGGTGTTCGCCCAGAGTGGTTAAGCGAAGGCGTTGGTGCGATCCGTAAATCAGATGATTTCCCTCCAGAAGAAAAGTGGACCAAGGTCGAGACTTGGGATAGCAGCACACCTTTAGAAGCTGATGAAGTGGAAGTCCCATTCCTTAAAGATATTGAGTTTGCATGCGGTAGCGGCAGAGTTATGGAAGAAGATTACAACGGTTATAAACTGAGGTTTTCGAAGTCTACCCTGAGAAGAGTTGGAGCAAGTACAGATGGTTCAGGCATTATCTGTTTCCCGGCTTCCGGGAACAGTATGGAACCACTCATACCAGACGGTACAACAGTGGCTGTTAACATCGAAGATAAAAAAATCGTTGATGGAAAGATTTACGCGATCAATCAGGAAGGATGGAAGCGGATCAAACTCCTATACCGGACAGGTCCGGATGAGGTGACTATTCGTAGCTATAACGCAGAAGAGTACCCTGATGAGGTAGTGAAGATGTCCAGCGTAGAGGTCGTTGGTAGAGTATTTTGGACATCTACAGTTTGGAACTAAGCCGGGGAAACCCGGTTTTTTTTGCTCAAAAAAATAAAAAACTTTGAATATCATGATGTTAACCACAAACGAAAATAAGATTAATACTATAGTATTGACGCAAGATTAATCCTCCCCTATTCTCATCTCATCGGCAAACAACGGAGCCAGTGAGATGACGACCAATACGACAATCAAAAAATTATATCAGCTTGTTGATATTCCAGATTTTCGCTACAGCAAAGATAGTTCAAGTATTGATTATGGTGATATTGCATCAGATTGCGATACTAAAACCGTGTCTATCCTTGAAGCCATTAACCATATCAGCTTGCATATTTTCTCGATTGCTGAAGATAAAGAAATTAGCAAAGAAAAGATATTAAACCTTTCTTGTATCATCGCTGACCTTGCAGAAATTGGAATGGCAACAAATAAAATTTCTCAAGCTGCTTCATATCTTTCTGGATTAAAGGATGGCAATCATGGCGCATGAGTTTTCATTAGAACAAGCGAAAGAGAAAGCATATCAGGCAGAAATAATCTGCAAAATGATTGAATTATATCCTAACAAAATGGACTGTTCTGAAATCGAGGCCATTGCAGCATTATTAAGTAAGTTAACAAGTGATGTTTGTGCCTGGTTAATTGAAGAGCAAGCCATTAGATCCAACCCTTAGTTTTTTACATTTCCAAAAAAATAACAGCTTTATTGCTGAGGGGATTCCATACACTTTTTTAGGAAAAACCATGATAAACATCAACGCCTTTAAGACTGCAAAGTTATTTTGTTCAGCCGGTTACTGGGATATCGCGAACTTATATCTTAGGAAAGCATACGGGAGATAAATCATGTCAACACAAGATCGCCAAGACGTGCAAGGTGTGAATATTAAAGCTGAACAACTTAACTTCCTCATGCAAACAATTCACGCTCACCATAAGGATTTTGACTGCCATCAACTTGACGGCCTTTTAGGTCTGGCTTATGACCTTGCCGGGTCGGTATATAGCTGGACCGAGGAAGAGGAAAGGATCGCATTAGCAAATGAAGATGCACAACGAAAGGTGTATTAAATGGACAATTTAATCACTACGTATCGCCGACGAATTTTAAAGGCTGCGTTATTACGCCACCAGCGTAAAACCGGAAGCACCTGCATCATTATTAATATGCCTAAGGGGGGAATAAACACCGTCGAATTAACAGAAATACTGCTTGATGGTCTGTTGAGGCGATTCGAAAAACTGGCTCTCAGTGAATACGGGAATATTGACGGCGTAAAAGCCATCAGAGGAATTTACAGCAACGCCGTAGATGTTAATGGCAGCGGTGAGTTCCTGACAGAAAGCGGAAAGGCATTAATCGACGATCTCATTTCTGAGCTGGTTGAGTTTGCCAAGAAACAAAAATCAGTCACAGCGGAGACAAGCCATGAGTGATCAGACACCAATTATCACGCACGAACCAGTAAATATCGTGCTGACAATCGAAAACGGGAAAGTTATCCACGCGCGCCCGGTTCAGAACGGCGAGGTTACAGCATCGCTGGAGACTTTTTTATGGATGGCTGAACAAGCCGGTTACACGATCACCCCACCTGCAGGAGAGAAGGACAATGGCCCTGACAGCGATACGAATTCCTGAGTGGGTGCACCTGCAGGCGGTCCATGTCCTCCGCCAGTTCAGAGCCAGGCGGATTCATCCCTGCCGTATGCACGGCTCCGGAAACCTGAGCCTGAGGGTTAATCGCCGCTGGCGGCTGCTGTCCCGAGACGGCGGTCAGAACTGGGAAGTAATGAGCCATGAACGATACAGCAAACTGAAGGACAGAAAATGAAAATTCAACATCAGGACTATGGCGCCGTGGCGAACATCGTTATCACAAGCACTCTGTTTGAGTTCCGCAAACATAACAGAGTGGTAGATGTCACGCTGCTACATACACCCGGAATCGTAGCAACCCGTAGCGGGATGTTCTTCATGAGAACTGTTTTATCCGGCAAGTCTCGGGACATGCTGCGTGCGTACAGAGCTGTTTTTCGGGAGGCATCACGATGAAGTATTTCCTCCTCTCTATGCTGTTTGGCCTGTTGCTGGTGGCCGTCGTTTTCGGCGCGCTGATTGAGTATAAATTTTTGATAGGTTCCTGAGGTATGCCATGAAAAAAGGTACCACTGAAATTATTGCACGCTGGACCCGTTTAGCGGTGGAGGCCAAAGAACTGGGGCTCGCTACTATTCCCATCGACCCGGAAAACATGTTGATGGTGCTGGGGGAGCTGCCGGCCAGTACGGCCGAAAAGTCGACCGATTGCCAGAATGACTATCAGGCTGCGATCGACATCTTGCGCGACAGAGCTGCTCGCGAACTTGATGGTGGATTTCGCGCTCATCACAACGCCCTGGCTGATGCACGCCATCAGGCAAAATATGTGTCAGCAATTTGGCAGAAAATTATCCCTGCCACCAGCACCAACGAGTAAACCACTCAGCCCGGGTGCAGCCGGGCTTTATGGAGAAGGAAACCATGGCAAAGCTAATGAAAGCGAGTCTCTGGAGTAAGCGCGAATTTACCAAAGACTCCATTCCTGACAACCGTACAATTAAACGTTGGGTCGAAAACGGATTACTCATGGGAAGGATTGTAGATGGTTCAGTTTTTGTCTATGAAACCGAAAAATGGGGAGTTGACTCAATTGTTAATCAGGCGGTACGTCAGTTAATAATTGAGGGTTGACCATGGCAGCAAGGCCACGAAAAAAAGAATACCGCCACCTTCCTGATTATCTTTTTTTTGATAAAGATCGTGGCGTGTATAAGTTCACGCTTGTAACTGGGAAAAAGAAAACTCTCGGTTCGGATCGAGTAATGGCTATCGCCATCGCCCGAGAATATAACCTGAGGATGCGCCCTGAAAATACACCATCGATAGATTCATTAATTCGGGAATCGGGAGGGCTGAATGGTGAAGCCCACCCGTTTTCTGAACATGTTGATCGCATTATGGAGAGAGCGATTAAAGATGAGCAGCCGTCTAAAAGCACACTTGACGATTGGAATAATGATGCCATCAGGGTTAAAGAATTTTTTAATAACATACCCGCATGCGATATTGAGCTTGAGCACGTAAATGCCTACATACGAAATTACCATTCTGAATCGTCGGCCAATGTTCAGAACCGAAAAGTTAGCTTCCTGAAAAAGCTATTCTCTTATGCTGTTGATGAATCGCTAATGATGGATAACCCTGCAACACGGAAAAAAATGCGGCGTGTCGATAAAAAGGTCCGCCGGCGACTTACTTTGGGACAGTTCCTTGCCATACATGCAGCTGCTGAACCTTGGCTGAAGACTGCAATGGACCTTGCCATACAAACTACGCAAGCGCGCCTGGAAGTTTCCCGGATCCGGTACTCGATCAAGGAACCTCAAGAAGGGGTTTGCGGCTGTGTATGGTTCGATCAGGAGGAGGCTGGCATATTCGGAACGCTTTACATTCACCGGCAAAAAGTGCAGCACAAAGAGGCTTCACACGTCGCTATTCCGATCGGCAGGGCCCTGAAAGAGATCATCGACAACAGCAGAGACAATGTGGCCAGTCCTTATGTTGTTCACCGGCTTCTGGAAAAGAGAAGCAATCCGATAAGCAAGGAAGTTAACCACCCAACACAGGTGGCCCCTGATTATTTGAGCAGGGCATTTTCAGAGCTGCGGGACCGGATAGGTGTAGCGGCAGAATTACCTATCAAAGAAAGGCCGACTTTCCACGAGATTAGAGCACTGGCGGCTCATATTTTCGAAAGACAAGGTATCGATCCGCAGGCAAGGATGGCCCATAGTGATGCTAAATCGACAAAAATTTATACCCAGAATCATGTTGAATGGGTTGAAGTACCGCATGCAGAAATAAAAATGGCATAGAAAAAGGCACCTGATGGTGCCTTGAATAAAGTCTTGAATAAGACACCCGAAGGTGCCTTAAGTGGTTCTCTTAGCAACGAACTAAGAACGCCCACGCCTCATACCCATAATCATGAGCATCAAGGACTTTTGCGGATTTCCCACGTACCTTGCGGTAACGGCAGAAAACCCAACGGAACCCTTTTGGTGCCGCTTTCGAAGCGATTGATTTCAAACTCATTCATGTAACACCTCCTTACCAAGAGAGATTTTTCCCTTGAACATCTTCCCTGAAGGTGTTAGTTTCAGGCTGTCTATTGAAGCTGTTCACGGTGGTGACGCCTCTCGGATTCATCACCTTAAGACCCCTTGCATTGGTTGGCGCCAAGCAGGGGGTTTTTACATTTTGTCTAACTGATATCGTGCGGCCACTAATGATACTCCGCATGCCTCAGCTACTTTTTCAGCACTCATACCTTTCAGAACATTGGCATGAATAGCTGGTACTAATAGCTCACCACTGAAACATTTAGCTTGCCACTCACTACTCTCAAAAGGGCGGATTTTTACCCCTGGAGCAGAACGCGCGAAAGCAATGTTCCTGTGCATGAGAAGATGACCCAGTTCATGTGCGGCAGTCATCCTGTCACGCCCAACCCCATTCAAAGCACCCTCGTAAATGTCTTCACGAAGAATCAATAAATGTTCCTGTGGGTAGGTGAGACCGTGCGTCTCCCCCATTTCCTTCATCCCACCGATATGGAGTTCAAAATCTGGGATCAACTGAGGCAATGCGAACTCAATCACCTCCATAACAGGAAACATCAGACCTGTAATACCGAAGGTGCTCCGCAGAGATCTGACGATAGAACGTATTGATTCGCGGTTCTGCGGGGGTACACGATAATCTTGTCCGCTCAAAATGCCTCCTACTGCTGTTTTCGATTCAAAATCTGTCGTAAATTCCGGAAGTCTTCTTCATTTAACTCATCAAAACTACGAGCGAACGCAATTGCGACTTCACGAGCATGGTCGTTCTTACCTGACAAGCTGATCTCTACTGATTGCTGAGAGTCACGAGCTGCACTGATAAGCTTTTCTTTTTGTTTTTCATCCGCATTCAGATAGCCAATGATGCTATCAAGCACGGGTTTAGTGACCGCCCTTTTACCAGTTTCGATTGCTGAAAGATAAGACGAGGTCATACCCATAGCCTCAGCCATGCTTTTAAGCGTAAGCCCCAGGTCTATGCGCATTTTTCTTACTGTCTTACCAAACGGCGTTAACAT